CAGGCGATCAATGGCGCTTTCATGGCCAGCTCTAGCAATGCTGCTGATACCCGCGCCACTCATGACGCGGCGTAACCCAATGAATTTGCACGTCGCAACGATCGATGGCGCAGTCATAAATCAGCTTCCGCCACCGTTGCCGATCGCTGGCAAACTCGCATCCAAGCCAAAACTCTCAGCCCGTGACGCAGCCCGTGCGTTTGCTGAAATGATGGCTGACGAATGGGAAGGCGAGCGCTTCACTTTCCCCCATATTATCGCGGCTTTTGACGATCTGGCACCGTTGCACAACTGGCCAACAGTCGCATCCAAAGAGGTGTCACCGAAGGCAATTTCGATGGCTTTGAAGCGCATTGGCTGCAAGTCGGAAACCGGGCCACGGCTCAAGAATGGCACACGTCCGAGCATCGTTACATTTGTAAAAAAACGCCGCCGGAGGTCACGTGCATGATCACCAAACGCCAGCAAGAAGCCCTTTACGCCCTGCTCGATCAAGCTGCTGCCAACGGTGGCACGCTCGACGATCTTGCCAAGCGCATCGGTGCGCGTAGTCGTGGCCAAGCTTACAACATGGTTGCCGGTCTAGAGGCTCGCGGTCTGTATCGCCGCGCCAAGGGCCGCAAGCGTCCTGCATTCAGCGCAGCAGCATTCAAATTTATCCCGGCCAGCGATCTGCCGGCGCCGGACGAGTAGCTGAAAAGCAGAACGGCCCCACCGCCAAGTGGAGCCGTTCTGGAATCGATAGCTTCGGGCCCTGCAAGGCTGGAAGCGAGATTGAGTAGGACCGGGACAGGTCGAACATGAAAGCCGAACGATATGCTGATACACGAACGTTCGCCCAAACACAAGGGCAATCTGTGGACAAGGTGTTTACAAGTCCCGAACGATTCGGGCGGCTCCGAACATTCGGCCAAGGCCAATGTTTCACGGCAGTTAACGCCTGCAAACCCCTGTATTTATTGGCATCCGAACGGTCGAACATTCGGGCGAACGGTCTGCCGAACGATTGGCGGTGCCGTATGATCGGGCACAATGGCTATTCGTTCGATGACGTGGTTCAGGAAAATCTCGAATGTGGCCTGTATTGGGCGCAGAGAGATTGCCTGATCCGGGCTGTGCGCGACCCCGAATTGAGCCATCGGCACCGGATCGTCATTGCCGAAATCATAGCCATGACCAACGCGGAAAGTGGCGTGGCGTATCCTGGCCGGAAACACCTTGCTGCCGCGACGGGGTACACTGAGGGCACGATCGCGACGACCATCAAAGAGTTGGTCGCGCTGGGCTATATCATTTCTGACCGTAGGGCGCCGGAAAACGGAACACGCGCATTGGCGCACTACGCAATCGTAAAGCCGACATCTGACGAGCTAAGGGCGGCGATCGACGCTCACATATCGTTCATTCGCGCTGCCTCGGACGGCAAGGCCGAGATTGGCCGACCCTGGTCTAAGGTGAATAACGGGGTTCACGTGAACACCCCCCCCTGGGTTGCATAAGCCATCACTCAGCGATTGCGCCTCTGCGCTCTTGCGATTGCTTCTCGGTGTCGTGGCAAGGCTTGCATAGGCATTGGATGTTTGACGGCGACCAGAACAGCACCGCATCGCCTCTGTGCGGCTTTCTGTGGTCTGCCACAAGCTGGGACGTGTTGCTTTCGAGCTTACTGCACATCTGGCAGGTGAATAGATCGCGTTCGAATATCGAGAACCTTAGACGCTGCCAGCGAGTTGTCTTGTACCACTTGCGCCAAGGCTTGCGCTCGTCGCGGTCCTGATACCTCGCCTGGTCGTCACCTATCGATCGACCAAGCCGTGGCTTTATCATGCCGATGATGGGCTTGATGGTGGCGAGCTTGGCTGTCATCGGCTAGGTGTAGCCTTCTCAAAATACACGACGATCTGGTCCCGATTGGCTAGATGTTCCGTCTATGGGTGTCCTAGCTCTGCGGGCCGTCTTCGGTCGGTTAGTTTGTTTGGAAGGACGCCGACAAACAGAAAACCCGCCGAAGCGGTAAGGCTTGGCGGGTAGGCGGTAAGTCCAGCGTGAATGTCTTATGGCATGGTTAACCGCGTTCGTCTGTAGCATTAAGGCAACATTCGGAAACTTTCAGGCTTTTTCGTGAAATTATCGGAAAGTAGCCTATTCCGGCCATGCCTCAACTCTAACACCATTTGCCAAAGCACGCATAACTTTCCGCACCGGCTCGGGCGGCGACATGGGCTTACCTGTCGATAAGTGACGGCCGACCTCATACTGCTTCACAGTCGTTAGGCCGACCCCAATGGCTTCCGCTGCTTCGGCTTGCGTCATGTGCATTTTTTCACGCCAAGCGGCGAATGATGTTTGTTCCATATTGCATAAATAGCACGCCATGCGCCGCCGTCAATAACATTTTCTTTTGTTGCGCGCTTGACATGGTACGCAAAGTGTACTATAATGGAGCTATCAAAGACGCACTGTGCAGGCCCCAAGGCGGAACGACCCGGAAAAAAGGCAGAAAGAACCAACCGGCAAGCGGACTGAGGGACGACCGGCAAGGCGAACCAAACCCCCTAAGACGGGGATTGGCGAAGCGGTGTCCAGATCAGCATGGTCTGGCATCCCCTGCGCCAAATGCAGGAAACAAATCGGCCCGCGCTCGGATCATCACTCCGAACACGGGCCTGACCTCAAACCTTATCCAGAAGGAATGAAGCTATGAGCCTCTTTATCATCCTAGCCCGGATCGTGGCAATCGCCGCGAGCGGGGTTCTCCTACTAACAATTGCGAATGGGACGATTGAAGCAACGAATGCCACCGGACCGGCTGCCGAAGCGATCTATGCCCTGGCCGTTGGCGTGTTTGTAACAGCAGGGATTATGGGTCTGGCATGGTCTGCCAAGCGCTACGCCCTCGCTGTGTTCCTGTTTGCCTGCCTGCTCTGTGGTGAAGCCTACAATTTCCTGAAAACCGCAGAACGGGAAGTCACCAGCCGCGAAGCCGCCCAAACTATCGTGTTTCAAGCCTCCCAGGACCGTGAAACACTGGGGCGTGCGGTTCTCAAAGCAGAAGCGGCCCTTGAAGCTGCTCAAACGGCAGTGACAGTGAAGTCGGCAGAACGGGGATGCGTTAAAAACTGCGCCGCCCTGTTGAGCAATGCAGTCGAGACAGCCCGCGCCGATCTTGACCGGGCGCGCTCAAGACTGGATGCCGTCGAAATCCCACCGTCAGCAACACCGCTGGCGGATCGATCGGGAATGGCGGCATGGGTGCTAGACCTCATTGCAGCGGCCTTCAAATCACTGGCGATGAATGGCCTCGCAGCGGGGCTTGCTGCATTTGGAGCACATGGGATCACGGCACCAGTGTCGCGTAATGTTCTGACCGTTGCAGATCAAGTGCCGGCCAATGTCGCGCCGCTGCCGAAAATCGCAGTGTCCGACGAACCGTCACCAGAGTCAGTATTCGCAGCCACCAAAGCTGCAGCCCTTGCCACCGATGGCGGAGTAACGGATTTGCAGTTGGCAACGGTGGCAGCGTTGTTCCGTGGCGATCTTGAGCCTACAGACCCTAATGGCAACGGTGGCGGGAAGGTAATCCGCCCGCGCCGTTGGCAGAGAGAGGAAGTTAGAGCCGATCTGACCGCCCGTCTGGCGAAGGGTGAGGGCTTTGAAAGCCAGCGTGCAATGGCTGCAAAGTACGGTGTGCCTCAGTCTACCCTGTCAAATTGGTTTGATCACTGGTCGGCAGAGGGACGGGAAATCTCGCGGCATCAAGTAGGACGCAGAAAAATGGTCGGGTAAGCAGTAAAGCGTTTGTTGACTACTGAGGCTCGCTGGCGACGGCGGGCCTCTTACTTTTTTCATGTCCTGGCTCTCTCACGAATGGTCGATCACTATTCTATCAACACGAACGGCCCGGTGTAGCTTGGCTTTTGTCGCCGATAGTCCCGAACCTCTATCGGTTTTCGCCCAATTTCCATCTCCCAAACTACGGCATCACAGGCGCCGAGCAATGCGGTCGGGTCTGACCGGACAAAATCATCTGCTTGCTGTAGGTCTGCAAAAATTGCGACTGGCTGGAACCAGCACGCATGCTCGTTCGGGTGCACAAAGTCGCCGACAACAAGAAAGCACTTGCTCATATCGGCACCCCGTAGGATTTGGCCAGATCACCAAGCGTCAACTGTGTTGTCATTTTTTCATCTTCCATCAGCCCAGCCTTTGCCACGCTTGGCCGTCTCGGCTTTAAGTAATTCTGTATGACGACGCACATCCTTGATGGCTTTCCGCCACGGCATGTTCAACGTCACTCCGACCACCACAGACATGATCGATAGCATCCAAGCCATTGTGACTTGGAGCGGTGTTGCCGGTGGTTGCCACGGCATATTGTGGATTAAAACGGCGTAAGCGATTAGGGGGCCACAGGTTGCCACGCACCCGCCAACAAACGCCAATGGCAAGGCTTCCCATACCTTGTCGTTCAGACGCTTGGTCTCCCTCATAACTCCCCTGCCACCAAGGTACATGTCATTCATTGATGCCTCCCTGTATCCTAAGACTTTCATTTTTTCACCGGAGTAAACAGCGCCGAAAATCCACCAGCTACGGCCTTGACCCGTCTGCGCTTTGCATTGCGATTTCTATTTTTTTGGCCCTGCTTTGCTGAACTATCAAGCCCGAAATACGGGATACGCTCGATAGTCGTCTTGCCGGAGCCGTCTTGGCGAGGAACTTCGCGGAAGCCTCTGAGAACCTTGCTCGCCATATCACTGCCCTCCTGTCAGTGTCACGCCGACCTTTACGATTGAGATCATAAGCGCGAGCGATAGCCCGTACGAAATGACAGCCCATAGGGCGATCCAGCCGGTTGTTTTCATGCCGTCATTGCCCCATCTTTTCCTGTATCTTTTCCAACTCACGAAACTCAATCGCCTCGGATTCCTCTTGGGTCAAAAGCGTCACACCCTCGAACTCCGCGCATTCGGTCACAACGCCTTCAACGATGTATGCAGCGCTGAACCAATCCGATTTCGCCAACCCGCAGCCCAACTCGTGCAAGCGCTGACAAGCGGCATTCTTCAAGCGCAGCCCAGCGCCCTCGCCTCGAACATAAACCTCAACACGATGCGCGAGCGTGCGCGACCTCGCTGCCCGCATGGCCTTGACCTGCGAAACGAAAGCCCGCCGCGAGCAAAATCCGACCTTGACTTCGCTGCCGAGCGGGCCATCGCAGTCGCCCAGCGCCCAAACGACATGAATGTCAGCCTTTTGCTCAGCCAGCTTTAGATGCTGATCCATTTGCAGCCGCTCTAGTTTGGCAACCCCTTTCGGCTCGTTTCCGGGCATCCACGTTCGAGAGTTCGGCTGTGCCATTTGCAATCCCGTGCAAGTCTGCTGCGATGATTTTAAAACGCTCGAGAACTTCCTTTTCACTCATTCGGACGCGCGAGTGACTTGCTATGTAATCGACGGGCCAACCCGAGGCCCAAAGGTCTAAAATCAACTGATCGACGACGAGCCGAGAGTTGACCAAGCCGGCCGAGTACCGGCGCATCTGGTGCTCGTGCTCGGATACGTTCCGCGGGATGATCGCGAGTAGCGCGAACCACTCGCCCGCAACCATCGCGTCGGATATCTCGGCACGTTTCGGCCGATACACTTCGCGCGGGTCAACGTCGTCTTTCGGCTGCTCGGCTTGCGCCACCAGGTCGGCCCACTCGACGAGCGTTTGGACCCATCCCGATTTTTTCCCCGCCATTAAAAACCTACGCTCGGCATCCGGCATGGCTTTGATTGTTTTGATCGCGGAAAGAACACGCGCAAAAACTTCATCCTCTGGAATGCGAGGAATGTATCTAGGGGCGGTGAATGTTCGGGATCGCCTCACTCTGCTGCCTCGCTGATAATCGCTTCGACCATTTCAATCCGACGCCCGATCCAGCGCATGCAATTTACGGCCATAGAATTGCCGAGCGCCTTGTAGCGCGGGCCATCGGCAGCGATCTTTCCGCGATAGGGAATTGCCGTGTAGTCGTCAGGGAAGCCCATAAGACGCTCACACTCGACCGGAGTAAGTCTGCGCACGCGCCAATTTTGCAGCAGCGTGATTTGGTTCGGATCGCTTGCCGTGTTCATGCACGCCGAAACGTCGCCCGTTTCATAAGCACCATCATTGCCGGTCGTGCGATAGGCGATAGTCGGCGCGAGCACATGCGGTTTGTCACCACCACCGCCACCCGTGCGCAGAGCCGTCATTACGTCGCCAGTTAGTTCTGCGGTAGCGCCCTCGTCACGACCGCGCAGGGCTACGCCTTGCGCGACTGGCACAATCGGCGTACCGCGTCCCGTGCCATCCTCTGACGCATCGAAGCCGCCTCCGCGCAGCGAATGGGCCACGAATGTTTCCCCGTTCGGGTCGTATCGTCCCGTCGCTGAATGCTTCGCCGTTAGAGCGTGAGACACCCCCCCCAGATCATTCAGGGAAACTAGTCCGCCGTCGCAGTCGAAGTCGGTTCCAAGCCCGCCACCGCCTTTAGTGCGCGTGCTAAGAGTTGGGGCAGTTCCTTGCCCCGCTTCACGGCGCGGCGCAGAATGCCCCGACAAGCTGTCGCGCTCAAATAATACCGCTGCGGCACGTCTCCAATCTCCAAGATATCCGACAACGAACACACGCCGCCGTCGCTGTGGGACGGCACGAGCGAAGCCGTCCACTCTGATGTATTGAGCGTCAAGAACGCGGTAGGCGAACCCATACCCGAGTTGCGCCAGCCCTCCGAGGAAGGCTCCAAAATCCCGTCCGTCGTTACTCGACAGGACACCGGGGACGTTCTCCCAAACCATCCAACGGGGCCGGTATCGGTCAAGAATACCAAGATAGACGAGCGCGAGGTTTCCGCGAGGGTCTGCCAATCCCTTGCGCAATCCGGCGACACTGAATGATTGACATGGTGTTCCGCCGACGAGAACATCGAAAGTTGCATCAGGCCAATCCCTATATTTTGTCATGTCGCCGAGGTTCGGCGTGTTTGGGTAGTGGTGCGCGAGCAGCGCCGACGGGAACGGCTCGATTTCGGCGAACGCATCAGCGCGCCACCCGAGGGGATGCCAAGCAACGGTCGCCGCTTCGATGCCAGAGCAGACAGATCGGAAAATCACTCTGCTGCCTCCAACATCGAGGCCGGGCAGCGTTCAGGATGTGCGCGTCGCATTGCGGCTCGAAAGCGCCTGTCGTTTGCGGACCACCACTGCAAATCCATGCCGCCCTCGGAGTATTCCGTCCCGTAGCGCGTGGCCCTTTGCCGAATGAGCGGTTTGACGGGGATGGCTTCCGGCGCCTCGAATTCGCGCGCTGGCGGCGATCTCAGTTCCGGGGTGACTTCGGCCCGCCCCGGCGCTAGAACGACCGTCTGCGGCGTTGTCGGGCGCCACGCGCGCACCTTTCGGCGGCAGGCGTCGAGCTTCGCGGCGAAACGCTCATCGGTCCGGGCGAGTTTGGCGCCGGCGCGGAGAGCGTGGATCGCGGTCGTGTGGTCCCGGCCTAGCGCATCCCCGATCTGAGGATTGCTGACCTTTGGGTCGTGTTCGCGGAAAAGCAGCGCGCAGACCCATCTGGCGCGAACCAGAAGGTTTTCCCGCTTTGGCCCCGTGATGTCGCTTGGCTGAACGCCGAAGATCGCGGCGGTGCATCCGATGATCGTCTTGCGTGTGATGCGGATTTGTTCGGTTTCCATAGCGTGCCCTCAGTGCGGAATTTTGCTGATGCCGTTGGCGTCGTATTTTTCGGTCAGTTTGAGCTCGTCGATGATCCGTTGCGGAACGACGCACCGTTTCGATCCGGGCGCAGGCCCAAGCTTGTCGGGCGGCCATACGCCATTTGCGAATTTCGCTATTGCCCCGCGCCACCGCTCGTCGGTGATCGCCGAAACCTTTGCCGGGTCTTGCCACCAAACGACTGACGCCGAGGCCGTGCCATCCGGCGATTGCGATGCGACCGCGTAGCCCTCAAACCGCCGATGCGAAATGAACCGCTCGGCGTGCAGGCAGCGATATTCCTTGTTTTCGAGGCAGTACCGGGCATACCCGGCGCAGGCTTTCAGCGCCAATTCGCGGTCGGTCGCGTCGAGCTTGCGCCATTCCTTGAAAGCTCGGGCTTTCGAATTGTTTCGGGTGTCCGGGTACTGCCGCCAAAACTGCTCAAAAGCCCCGGGGTAGCTGTGGCGAGCCTTGCCCGACGACTGAGTTGCATCACCCTCGTCCGAACTCGTTTCGGACAAGATACTTCTCTTTCTTTCTTCTGGTTCTGGTTCTTGGTTCTGGTTAGTGGTCGGCTTGTGGTAGTGCTGTGGCGGCGCGTCATTTGATTTTGTTGAGTTTTCTGCCTCAAGTCTCGATGAAGTGTCCGAGACTTCTCCCGGACTTCGCCCCGAAGTCTCCCGGAAGTCTCCCGGAAGTTCCCCGGAAGTGCTATGCAACTCGGCATTAGCCTGCGCGCCCGCCTCGGCCTCCCGGCGGCGCTGTTCGCGCTCAAGAGCGGCGTCACGACGCTTTTTGTGCTCGCGAACATATTCGGCGATCTCGCGCTCGACCCGCGAGTTTTTGAGCAACCCGTCCTCGACGTAGAACTTGCCCGTGGCGACGATCTGATCGCGCAAACGCTGGAAAAAGCGCACGTCGCAGCGCATTGCCTTGGCGCCTTCGTATTTGTCCGCCGGCAGCCCTCCCATGCGCGCGTACATTTTGAACAGCGCCGTGAGATAATAGCCGCGCTGCTCCCATGATAATTCCTCAATCCCCTCAAGGATTTCGGTGATATTGACCTTGACCCAGCGCAGTTTGGCGTCGATTTCGAGGGGCGGGCCGCCGTTGTCGATCGTCATTGGCTGACCCCGCGCGCAAGGTCACTAAACCGCGTTCGCGGGCCGTCAAAGGCCATTTCAACGATACCGACGGCGCCGTGACGCTGCTTGCCCAGAATGACCTCGGCCTTGCCCTTGGCGCGCGACATGGCTTGCAGCCATTCGGTGAACTTCGGATCGGTTTCGTCGGGCTTGGTGCGCTCGATGTAGTATTCGTCGCGATAAACGAACATCACGACGTCGGCGTCCTGCTCGATTGAGCCGCTTTCGCGCAGATCGGAAAGCATTGGCCGCTTGTCGGTTCGGCTTTCGACAGCGCGGGAAAGCTGGCTTAGGGCGATGATCGGGATTTGCAGTTCGCCAGCGAGCGCCTTGAGGCCCGTCGTTATTTCGGTGATATCTTGGACACGGTTGCCGCCCTTGCCAGCGCCGGCAGACATGAGCTGCAAGTAGTCAATCACGATCAGCTTGGTTCGCCGTTTGCGGGCCATGCGGCGAGCCTTGGCGGCCAATGCTGCGATGCTGATGCCGCCCGTGCGGTCGATCACGCATGGCAGTCCTGAGAGCTTTTCAGCGGCGCGCGTCACGGCGCGAAACTCATCTTCGCTGAAATCCCCGCGCCGTAGCCGGTCACTCGGCACGCCTGAAAATTCCCCGAGCTGGCGATTGGCCAATTCCTCGGGGCTCATTTCCATGCTGAAAAAATGAACAAAGTCGCCAGTTTCCGCGACGTTCCCGGCAATGTTCATCGCGAGGGCTGTCTTACCCATCGATGGCCTACCGGCGATGATGATCAGATTGCCGGAGCCCATGCCCCCAAGACGACGATCAAGGTCCGAGAACCCCGTCGATAACCCAGACATACCCCCGCCAGTCATGCGGGCACGATTCGCGCTATCCACAGCTTGGCGGATGGCGTCGGCATATTCGACTTCCATCCCGGACTTGCCGGAAACGGACGCGTGAAACAATTGCCGCTCGGCATGTTCGATGAGTTCGGCGGGGCTCGACGGATCGTTCGGATCGAATGCGCGGGCGGCCAAGTCTTCAGCCAGCACAATCAGCGTGCGGCGCTGCGAACATTCGATGATCGTTCGGGCGTAATCCCGAACGTTCCGAATGGACGTGGCGTCTGCGGCCAACCGTCCAAGGTATTGAGCGCCATTGAGATTTTCCCGAACGATATCCGTTCGGAACCGTTCGGCCAAGGTCACGGGACTGAACGTTCGACCCTTCAACATTTCGTCGGACATGGCAGCGAATATCCGGCCGTGCAGTCCGTCGAAGAAGTGTTCGGACGTTAGCTCGGGGACGTATTCGGCCGCCTGATTGCTCAGAAGGAGAGCGCCTAGAAGCGCCTGTTCCGCCTCAAGATTGAACGGCGGGCGCGTGCCAGTTGTCCCGTAATTATCAACAGGACTTGACTTGCGCGAATATGATGGTTCGTGTATAGACACGGGTGCATTCTCCAACGATCGGCCGTGCATTGGCCCTTCGACATTGGTTCCAGCCCGGCAAGGCCCGAACCTCGATCAGATTAAAAGCCCTCGGAACCCGGCAAGGTTCTGGGGGCTTTTCCATTCAAGTCTCCGGTGCGGGCAAATCCTCAACCCGCACGAACCGGAACGCGGCGGCGCTGAATGTCGGCCGGGGATGGCTGCGATAGATGCCCCTAGCCTTTAGACCGGCAACGATGGCGTGAGCGTTGGCCGGCGATCTCGATCCGATGCGCTTGGCCAGATCGTCCAGCGTGCCACCGTTGGCGCTCGCTTGATCCATCAGTGCGTAAAGGGTGGCTTTCTGTCGTTCGGTCATCATGCGTCACCCATGAATTTGAGCCTTGGAAGGGTCGGCGGCTCGGCGCTAAGGCGCATTCGGTCAAGTCGTTGATTTGCGATCCGAGCCCGTTCGCGCATCGCGGCGTTCGTTCGCAATCCGGCCGCGATCTGGCGATCCGTACCGTGGTCCAGGTTAGGCTTGGTCAAGTCGGCGACGTCCTCGAGATCATCGATATCGCTGGTCATGCCGAAAGCCTCCGACGCTGCTTAATCGGAAAGGTGATGATCGTCGGTCGGCTGCCGTCTTTCAGGCGCGGCCCCGTGTGGCTCTTACAGCCGTGGCGCTTGATCTGCTGGGAAAGCGCCTTTTTCGACATCGGCGGCGCTTTTCTGGTAGCAATGAGTTCTCCATAAGCCGCCATGACATGCCGGAATTGCAGCGATCCGCCGCCGAGAACATCGAAAGTTGCATCAGGCCAATCCCTATATTTTGTCATGTCGCCGAGGTTCGGCGTGTTTGGGTAGTGGTGCGCGAGCAGCGCCGACGGGAACGGCTCGATTTCGGCGAACGC